GCGAGAACCCTCACCATCCCCGACCTGCCGCAGCCGTAGCAGCGGCACGGGTACTTGGCTATCTCAACCTCCATGCGAAATACCTCCCTCAAAAGAAGCCCTCAGCCGTCGTTTAAGGCACGTCTGAGGGCGTTTGCGATAACTTGCCCGCCTAAGCGCTTTCCGTGGCTCCTGCGTCCATCACGGACGCGATAAGGGCATCCCTGATGTTGCGGCACTCTCGGATTGCGCCTTCGAGGTCGCACTCGCAGTCGGAGTCGAGCAGGATGTGGTCATACGCCCACGCGACCGCGTCGGCAAGGTACATGAAGTACGCCTGCCGCTGCACCCACCGCGGCTCGTGACTCTTGGTGTTCGCGTTGCTGCGCTCAGGCGCGCGGTATTCGTCCACCGTCCAGTTCAGGCGGTCGTACGTGCGGACGCGGACCGTGTCCGTCAGGTTGATTATCATCGGTTACCTCCCCCCGTGTCCGTCAGGTTGATTACCATCGGTTACCTCCCCGTGCTCCCGAACCCGTTGTCGCCGCGCTCGGTGTCCTCAAGCACGTCGGTCACGACGAGCGACGGCGTGGCGTAGGGCAGGATGACCATCTGGGCGATCTTGTCTCCCCTCTCGAATCGCACATCTTTGGGTCCGTGGTTGTAGAGCTTGACCACGATGGACCCCGTGTAGCCCTCGTCGATGGTGCCCGTGGTCGTGATGTTCTTGCGCACGTTCAGGCCAGACTTGCTCGTGACCTGCGCGAAATGGCCCTTCGGCAGCTCGATGTGGACGCCCGTGTCGATGATCGCATACCCGTGCGGGGGCACATGCACGTCGCACGGCGTCCGCAGGTCCAGCCCCGCGTCGGTCGCATGGGCGCGCTCGGGCAGGTACGCGCCCCTGTCGAGCTTCACTTTCATCTGCATATTTTCCTCCGGTATCTCCTGCCACCATGCGCACCTGCGCCTGCACATGGAGTCGTTAGTCCTCGCCGTGTCCGTGTCGCCCACGAAGCGCCCGAGGAAGAGACCGCCCTGCGGCCCGCGCATGAGCACGAGCTGACCGTGGCGCGGCCTATCCTCGTCGGGCCTCTTCCACGTCAACTGAGACCACCGCGTGCGTAGTCCGCCGCCTTCTCAAGCACGTTCGCGGCCTTCTCTAGGTCCGTGACCCCGCCCTTGAGCGGCGCGCGCCAGATGTACTCGACCGCCGCCATGCGCAGGTGGTCTACGAATGGGCTTCCGCTCGACGGCATCTTCGGCTCGAAGTCCCACGGCTCTACCTCGCCGTAGTGGGACGGATGGCTAATTTGGTCAGGCATGCTTGCTAATCACCTCGTAAATTTTGTCAATTGATTTATGGCCGTCATCAGTCACCAACTGAGCATCGCCGTCAATCACCAGCGGTACGTCACATACCTCGTATCTGTCCACAGTGCCCACGCGAGCAGCTCGCACTTGGTCATTGGGCGGCGGGGCGTCGACTCGTCATCCTTCGTCGCCATTGCGCTCCTCCCTCCGCTTGGCCTGCCAGCAGTAGCCGCTGCCGTCGCCCTTGCGCATGGGGCAGCGCTCGAAGTGGATGCATTCGCCGCACCGCACCAGCTCGTCGGTCGTGCGGGAGTGTAGGATGCCGTCCGTGGTGTCCACGATGTACTCGGCCATCAGGATTCCACCTCCAGCGCCTCGCACGCGAATCCGCATGACGGCATGACCTCTGTCCTCATGTTTCCTCGGTTCGGGTCAAGCTCGTCCAAGAACACTCCCTTGATGCAGCTGTGCCCGATTTCTCGCTCCTGCCTTGCGCGGCGCTCAAAAACGTCTGGGAAGTCTCTTCTAATCCGATTCCAGTAGCCCATGCCGCCCTTCACGCAGCCGACGCAGTTGTTGTTCGGGTATCCCATGTCGTACATGACTGGCCGCTTCAAGCCGAGCCTGCTGCATATCCCGTGGCAGTCGGCCTTCGTGAGGCCACGCTCGATTAGCGGGAACTCGTTTCGTGCCTCAAACTGGGCTGCAACTATCCTGTCCGCGCGTTTCTTTTCTCTCGCGTCATAGCCCCAGATGTAGACGTCATCGCCTGTGAGGTTGTCACACTCCCATTGCTGGCGGACGCGCTTCTTCAGCAGCAACGTGCATGCCGCACCATATGGGCCGTTGATGTACCCGCGCCGCTCTATCACGTCATCGACGCTCGCGTACTCGCTAGACTTGATAATCTCGATTGGCTTTCCGAGGACTTTCTTGGCATCGCGCAGGAACCGCATCGAATCTGGATGCTGGTTGGCTATGTCGATGTAGACGATGCGGTCTGGCTTACCGTAGTACGCAGCCACAAATGAGGAACACCCAGCACTGAACCACGCAACTCTCATTCTTTCACGCTCCCTATCAGCCTGTCTATGTGACCACCGAACGCGCGGGCAGCGGATTCGAGGTCATAGTCGCCGTCGATGCCGTTCCGCGCGTCCCACTCGGCGCAGTAGCGCAGAGCGCCCTCTACGGTGGAGTAGCAGCGGAGGCGCCTTCCGTCGGCAACGGAGTGCGCATATGCCGACCCGCAGAAGGGGCAGGGCGCAAGTCTCACGTCGCTCATACGCGCCCCCTTTCTCGGTTGCGCTCTCGGCACCGCTCCATCGCGGCGTCCAGCTCGTCGGGCGAGATGCCGTGGATTGCCGCGAGGTTCACCACACACTGGATTACGTCGGCAAGCTCGTTTGCCAGGTCATACACCATGCAGCCTCGAAGGTCGGTGTCACCGTCGAAGTCGACATCCTCGTAAGGCTCCATACCCTGCGCTGCCGCGAAAGCCTCCGCCGCCTCCTCCAAGAGCTTGCAGCGCTGCGCCTTGCGCGGCTCGGTCACGGGCGGCCCCGCGAACGCGGTCACGCGACCGCCGATGTAGTCGGTCATTCGTCCCCCCTCGGCTTGAACTGCCACGACGCGTAGCCGTTGGTCAGCTCCTCGACAAGAAACTCGCGGAGGGTGTCGCAGACTCCGTCAGCCTTGACCTTCGCTTCCCCCTCGACAATCAGCGCAAGCTCGACCGCCCATGCGTAGGCGTCGATGATGCCCTCTGCGGCATGCTTGTTCATTCGTCCTCGCCTTCCTCGCCCTGCCTTTCCAGCAGCATACGCATCTCCTCCTGCTGTCTCTTGAGAAGGTCGTTGATTTCTAGCATCCTGTGATACTTGGCCTCTATGCTTGGCGACGCCTTGCGCGTGTCTTCGTCGTGGAGCCTGATGGCGGAACTCACGGCATACCCCGTGCTGGGATACGTCATAGACCTATGTGCGTCGGAGATTGCGGCGTCAAGCTGTCGGTCGAATGACTTCACGGCACCCTTGCGCTTGAGGCAGACGCCGTGCCTGTAGCCGAGCCATCTGTAGCCGTGCTCGAAGTAGAGCTGGACGTACCAGATTACGTCGCACGGCTCGTAGTCCTCCGCATCCCTGTCGCTCACGTACTCCCAGTCAGGCAGATAGCAGACTTCCTCGAAGCCTTCCGGCAGCTCGTCTCCGACATGGCAGATGCATTGACTCCCGTAGTAGTAGTTACTGAGCACTCTGGAAAACGTGTATGGGTGAGGCTCGGTGCCCATCTCCAAGATGGCGTCGGTCATGGCAGGCACGTTCTTGTCATGCTCGCTATAGCGACCCTGGATAACGTAGGTGTCCACCAGTTTGAGCGTCCCGTCCTTGTCCATGACGGGGACGTACCATCCCTGAGACTGCTCGCTCCTGAACGGACCTGAGTAGAGCCACCCCGCCTTGATTGCGGTCATTCGTCCTCCCCCTCTGCCAGCCGCCTTTTGCGTTCTTGTTCAAGCGACGCAATATGGTCTGCGACCGCCCTGCACTCGTCCACATCTAGGATTGCGGGGCATCGATGCCATCTTCCTACCTTGCAGCTTACGAATTCCTTGGATGCTGGGTCGAAGTCGCACCTCTCCTGCGTTGTCCAGTCGCATTCACTGTCATAGACGAACTCCTTGGCAAAGCAGTCGAACGTCCAAGATCCGCCGTGGATGGTGTCAAAACAAAGATGCTGCTCGAAGTGACCGTGACTTGCCGTCTTGACCCACATCTCGCTTGGGTACCTAACGCCTTGCTCGTCCTTGAACTTGAGCTTGTATCCGAGTCTTTGAAGCATCACTCTTCACCTGCCAGCCGCAGCTTGGCGGCGCTGGCGGCGATGTAGCTATCGGCGACTGGAACGCCCAGCCCCTTCGCGAACTCCCGCAGCACGTCTTCCACGGTCGGCTCGTGGTGGCGGCGGAGCAGCCTCGGGCTTATGAGCGCCCTGTTCTCCGCGTCCAGCTTCACCATCCAGCCGTACCCGCCCGCGCCACGGCTCAGCTCCATCGTGTCGATGGGCGCAGGGGCCGCATAGCCGCCGAACGGCAGCTTCTCGTCCACCAGCTCGCCAATGTGCAGCACATCGCCATCCTCGCTCACGGGCAGCTTTACCCACTGGCTCTCGTCCAGCGCAATCGGCACCGACATGACGCCGTTGCCGTATGCCTCGGCGCACGCAGCCTCGTGCTCCGCGTCTATGCGGTCGGCGATGGCGGTCAGGCAATCCGCCTGCGGTGCCGTGTAGACGTAGCGGCCAAAGCCCCGCGCTTCCTTCCTCAGCTCGTCGGTGATGCTCATTCGCTCTCCTTCCTCGATGCCCATGCGCAGAAGCCGTCAGGCTCCACCTCGGCGGGAACGTCCTCCCATCTGTAGCTTGCACCCTGCTCGTAATGGCTGAAATACTTGCAGCCATAGCCTTCATCTGTCACGTACTTGCAATCCCTGCACCGCACGACCTCAACCGCGTCACCCCGTCGCTCCGCTGTCGCGTCAACGTCTCCCAGCGTGGCCTCGATTGCCTGCTCTGGAGTGAGGTAGTTGCGGATGAATGCCCGCACCCTCCCGTCTGGCAGAGCGACGTAGAGCAGGTCTAGCCCGTCTGCTTCAACCATCGTC